AGTAATTATAACAGGTTGCAGAGTTATCCACAAGTTGACATAATAAGATATTATGGGACGTTGAAGAGTTTTCAGTAATACTATGGAGTAGGGTAGGCAGGGGGTAGGGGGTGACCGGATTGTAACAGTCCACTACGGTGGCCGCCACTAATCCCTTATAACACACGAGGTCTAAAATCTGGACTCATATAAAATAAATTACGAACCACGTCAATATGGTTATATGTTTGTAAAGCAAGGTGACTCTATAAAGATAGAGGAGCTACCGAGTAATTTAAAAATAGGTTCTCACAATTACAAAGTTATATGCCCGTACCAATTCAAAGAACGCGGTGATTTAACAGGGCAGCATGACGCTAGCCTGCTTAAAATAATACATGCCATAGATAGTGCATCTGGGCTTAGAGAGAATTGTGAATGCGCTTTCTGAAGGGCTTTGCCAAGTATTTGCTGATAATCAGGATTTGGTAAAATTATATTTGAGGTAATTTTTTTGTTCACCGAATCAACTCAGCTTGACATTTCAGACATCGACTTTACACCTTACATTGGTTTGGCCGATTACATACCTAATGTTGTGTTTAGCACTTTGCTTGATGTGCGGAATAAGATTGTGCTTGTTGTAACCGGCAATCGTTTCGGAAAAACACGTTCCATAAGCAGATTAATGGTTTACCGCGCTTGTGGGCTGTCAAAGTATGCGGATCACAATATTAAACCAGAAGACAAATGCCGGGTTATTCGTTTTGGGGCTGAACTTTTACCTGAAGATAAAGACAATGAAGTCAAGAACACTGTTTATCCTCAGTTAAAATATCAACTTCCGTCTACGATGATGCGGAAGGACATTACCGCAAGGGTTCCTGTTATTACTTATCAGCCTATGCTTGGTGGTAGTCCGGCGCAGTTTGAATTCACTTCTTACGGACAATCTACGATGGCTGGGGCAGGAGTTGACCGCCGTGTTATTAATGCCGATGAGGTTTGCCCATATGACTATTACGAAGAGAGTATGCCGCGGTTAGCTACTACCAATGGGCAGTTTTTCGTGGGGACAACGCCGGTTGAGGCTGGTTGGATGCACACGGAGATTTACGAACGGGCGAAGGTTTATTTAAGGACTCAGGCAGTACGGGCCTTTATGAAGAAGCAGTACGGCCAGACGGTTAAGCAGGTTGAGAAAACAGATTCTAAGGCTGATATTTGCGTGATTCAGGCCGCTTCTGACGACAACCCTATTTGGCGGTTAATGTTGGAAGCAAAGAAAAAAGAGATTCTGGAAGGGAAACTTAAAAAAGAAGACTGGCCTTACGACACAGTTGCTGAATACCTTGATTCTGTTTTCATGTACGATGATCCCGATACCGTGGCAATACGGAGATATGGGATATTCCGGCAGATAACCGGCGCCGTTCATAAGGAATTTCAATGGAATCTTCACATGATACCGGAAGGGAAGTATTTCCCTAATGGCGTTCCTGCTTCATGGAGATTTGGCCGAGCCATTGACTACCATCAATCCGTACCGTGGGCAATTATATTTGCCGCTATTTCACCGGATGATGAAGTATTTATCTGGCAGGAAATGAACCCAGACCCGCATAATTACACTACTGGCGGTATTTGTCTGGAGATGATGGACAAGAGCCTTGATTATTCGTACAGGGTTAATCTTATTGATAAGCTGGCTACTGAGGTTCAGACAAACGTCACTACTGTTAACCGGAGTGCCGTTCAGGAGATTAATTCATTTTTAAGAGAGCATGGCCGCCTGAAATATGATGGTGATAGCGCCTTTGAATCCTGGGACGATAAGACAACCATCGGGGAAGACCGAGTAAGGGAAAGGTTGATTAACTCTAAGATATGTGGTAAGCCTTTCAATAACTTACAGAAGATTAACGGCAAGGAAGTTCGGCTGCCTACTTTGTGGATTTTTGATGAATGTCGGCAGATGGGGCTAAGTTTAAAGAACTGGAAAATGGAGACCTGGATTGAGCGTGATTCCATTATTACGAAAGATCCCAAGGATAAGAAGGAGAATAAATGGTCGCATTTCAATCGTTCGCTTGAGTGCCTGCTAAAAGACAGCCGTTTCCGTGCCACTCCGTATGTTTACACGATTCATCGGGAGCGCGAACTGGACAAATGCGTCGGATATTTTCAGGGAAGGAGATAGCGATATTTTATGAGGAAATGTTCTATGTTTATAATTATTAATTAGAAAGGGGAAAAACATGGTGATCAAGGAAAGCGTAAAAACGAGCATTTCGTTAGAATTTGAAACAAAAGACGAAGTATTGGCCCTTGTGTGTATATTATCACATAATAAAATATGTGAGTTTGCGCGTAGTTATGGGCTAGATTTAGGGAAAATAAGAGATTATATACTTTCTGGCGATAATAATAACGATATATTATCAAGCAGCGGGATAAACAAAACACCATATCCCAAGGTATGGGGAGATTTGATTTATTATTTGTATAAATGTAAATAAAAAGGGAAAGTTCTTTGTTTCTAGGGAAGGAGATAAATTATTCCACTATACCAATATTATTGCAAAAAATGCAGAAAGTATTTTGAATTATTAATTACGCTGGCCGATTACGGAAAGCCGGTGAAGTGCAAGTATTGTAAAAAAGAACTCAGTAAAATACTATCGGCGCCAAGTTTTAAGGTGAATTAATGGCTAAAAAGTCAGATATTAACGGTAAATACGGATTAGCTGAAAACTATATCAAGTCGATGGTTATTGATGCGGAATATAAGGTTGCCGCTGTCAATAATCAAGAACAAATACAGGACTTTGAAAGCACTCTTGATATGGTAGATTTGGTGCGCTCCGAAAAGAATGCCTCGTGGAAGTCTGATATTTTCATCGGTCTTTTACTGTCCCACATGCTGACCGATACCGCGACATGGGCCACTCAAGACTTTCAATCACGTGATTTTGTTGACGTTTTACTTGAAGGGAATGATCCCAAAGATAAGTGGAGGGCAAAAGCGGCCAAGACGTTGATTAACCAAATGCTAAATATGCGCGAGCTTTACCACTTCCAGAAAAGGATGAGGGCCAGAACGATTAATTGGTTGTTTGGTCAGGTGTATTGTCTTTGCTGGTGGGAGCAGGAGATTATCAAGAAAAGCATTCCTCGGCCGCCGCTGACAACTATAATTCGTGTTCCTGATGGGAATGGTGGTTCCGTCCCCGGTGTAGCAAGCATACAACAGCCGGATAAAGAGCAGGAAGAAGTAAAAGTTGACCGTATGAATTACGAAGTATTTGATTCTCGTAATGTTTTCACTGATTACAGTTACACATATTCGGCGCAACAAAAGCCGTGGATTACTCTAAGATCGGAGAAAACGTGGAGCAAGATCAACTCCGATTCCGATAAAATGCAATATTTTAACCTGGATACTTTGGGAGAAAAGCTTTTCGGGAATGGTAAAAAGCGTAAAGTAAACCAACAGGGTGAAACAGAGACAGCGAGGCAAACATACAATAAATTAGGCGGAGCCTATAATACCAAAACAGGTTTTACTCAGGTTAACGACCCCCTGCTGGATGTTCTTGATCGCTACGGCGCAATGTGGGCAGTAGTTTTAGAAAGAGATGAAGATGAGGGATTTCCTGTTAAAATTAAGCCTGGTTTTAATGAACTGGGGGAGCTTGATGATAATGCCGAACTGGTTGAGGCGATAACAACATTTGTTGGCCTGGGTGATGAATACACAATGATCGGCTTCCGTCCTACATGGGCGATTGACGCGCAAGGGCGTCCCTTTAAGCCGATTATCAGGGGATGGTGCTACATTCACCCCACTAAAGACATTGGCTTATCAGATGGCAAGAATTTAAGGGAAATGAACATTGCCGTGAATGATACATTTAATATCGGCAATGACAGAGATATGATGGCAACATTCCCCTTCTTCAAGGGTAGGCGCGACGCCATTGAGAACAACCCGACCGTTTTCTTTGAACCGGAAAACATTATTTTGCTGGAAAATCCCGAAAAGGATTTGCAGGAAATAATGATCAGGCCGAATAACGGTTCTAACATGCAGCAATTAAATTACATAGATGAAGCATCGTCAAGGATGGATGCAATTTTTCCTGGTCAAATGGGTGGAGGGCCTAAGTATTCTTCGCAGACAGCTACGGCGACGGCTGATTCTGCGTCAAATGCCGGAAATCGCGGTAATTTGAAACAACTAACATGGGCCTACTCCTTCGATACTGAGTTTTATTGGACATTACAGCAGCTTACGTATCGTTTCATGCGGCAGGAAACGCTTGATAAAATGTTGGGCCAAGAATTGGCTCAATATTTTGACCCGTCTGCTGACTATACTTATATTGCTTTGTCCGCAAATCTGGAAGCAGAGGCAAATAAGAATAAAAAGGTGTCAGTGTATGACCAGATTCTTGGACGCCTTGGGGGGCTGGCCAAGGCAATCCCTGATGCAGTTCCGGCAGCCGCTGCCTATATTTTTGGCAAGCAAATGGAATTATTAGGCTCTGACTACAGGGAAGTTGGTAAGATAGTGGAAACGATAGCCAATGCCAAACCGCAACAAGAGGGCAAGGGAGCGGAACAGATCGCAGACGGTAAGGAGCCTCCCGTGAGTAATCAAAACGGGGTTGAGCAGACGATTGGCGAACAATCAGTAAGGGGAATGCAATAATGATCAGTAATGATGAACGAATAGCTTATCTGTCGAAGATAGGGAAAAAAGGTTTGCCAACATTGGCAATGATTGATTCCTTGACTCCATTTATCGAAATGTCTGAAAGCGAAATAGGTAAGGAATTGTTAGCAGACGACTTATCGCAACATCAGGAATTAATTAATAAAATATACAATTCACTTATGCAGACAGGCTCAGCGGAACAATGCGACGTTATTGAGCTTAAATTACGGCACGCCCGGTTGAAAAAGACATATGACCGGTTGAAAAGTTACTATGTTGGTGTGCAAATCGTTAAAAAAGTTGCCAAAAATGAATAAACTCATTGCATTTATTAAGAATTTAATAGATAATAAATTTCACGGGAAACTTATTATAGGATTTCAGAACGGAAAGATTGTTAATATCGAAAGAAGGATGACGGAAGACCCGATGAATTTTAGGGATTAAATAGAATAACGCGCTATCTGAAGAACAGGGGCGACTTGACATGGTAATTCATGTTGGTTCGCCTTTTTTTATTTAAAAACGAAAGGAGTAACATAAAAATGGTAGAAGCCGACAATCTTGAGCAGGAACTCAAGAACGCTGAAAGCATTTTAGAAGAAACAACCGCAGAAGTAACCGAAACAGTAGAAAGCACCGAAACAACCACGGAAACCGAGGGCGAAGTTGTTTCCCCTTCCAAAGAAGATGAAGAGCACGGAGAGAAATCACGGCTGGGACGCAAGGTAAAGCGCCTGGAAGAAACAATTTCCAAAATAGGCTCTTCTTTGGATTTTATCAAAGAAAAAATAACAGCAAAACAAGCCGTAGTGGAAGACGAAGAGCCGTACCTTCCCGAAGGCGCAACTTCGGAAGAGATAAAAGATTTCATCAAAAAAGACAGAGAGCGTCTTTTAAAACAGTTGGAAACAAAAGAAGTAGAGAAGTCGCAGGCACAAAGTAACCAGCGTCAAAAATATGTCACAGAATACAGTAAGATGGTTGAGGACATGCTTGATCCCGACGAAGACGCGGAAATATTCAAGTTGATGACCGATACCAAGGACTTGACATTTAATCAGGTCCACAGCGGGTTCTCAGATGCAAAGCAGGACTTTTTAATCAATTACCGGGCTGCCACAAAAGCAGTCCTGAATAAAGTTAAGCCGGTAACCAAGACCACAGTTTCCAACAAGACTTCAAAAATACCGAATGGCGTAAACGTCCCAGGCGGTACAAAACAGTCTGTTAAGGCAGTTGATACGAGTAAGTGGTCGGCAGAAGAACAGGAACTGGCAAAGATGTTTTCCGCCGAAGAATTATCCGGCATGGGGATTGTCTAAATGGCAGAGAGCAGGACTAAGCTTTATCGACAAGGCCGTTTGCCGCGCCAAAAGAGAACGATAAAAATCTTTGGTGCCGCAGCTTACATTGATGGCCGGGTTGTAAAAGATCAGTCCTCAAATCTGTTCAAATGCTGGAATTGCGGTTTTATCTGCAATACCGACAGAGACAAATTAGGTGATGGAGTAGGCTATAGAATCGAAGATCAGGTTGATACGTCTCCCTTGGATTTAGCGGCGGCAGCTTTGCAATACCCGCAGTCTAATGCAAGCGAAAAAGCGATCATAATATCGGTCGATGAAATTACCACGCCATTGTTAATGCAGTTAGATTCAGAAGGTAATCCCGTTACGATAATGCATAACCTCAGTCAAGTAGTTTATGAGGGGTGCCCGATGTGCGGGAGTAAGGCATATAAATGAAAATTACGGAGGTATCCTTATGGGATTTAATGTGATTCAGGGGACAAGCCCTCTTGACGTAGAGTGGTATGGAGTTGATATAACCACGGCCACAAATCTTTATGTTGGCCAGTTAGTCCAATTGAGCACTGGGGCTATGAATGGTGTAGGCCCGTTGGCAGCAGCCAGTGGCGCTTATGATGTAAGCGGTGACCAACAGATTTTAGGTATTGTTATCGGCACAAACAACTATCCAATGACCGAACTATTTTCTGCGACGTATGGTCAGTATATATCCGGTGTAGCTTCTCAGGCGGGTCAGAAAGCCATCCAGAAGATGGGTGGAGGATCTTATAGCTTTCCGATTAACGATCCGGCGCCGCGTGTGCTCGTAGCAATTATCAACAACACTACCTGGTTGGAAGGAAGTATTTACAATGCCACGGTTGGTGTTGCTCCGACAGTAGTCACCGTCACAACCGGAGATGCCACCGGCGCCGGATGTACTACTGGTTCGTGCGATGTGGCTACGGTAGCCAATATGTGCACGCTTTATTTCCGCACAGGATTGAATGCAGGTAGATCAAGAATAATTAAATCAGCAAGCGCCACAACGCATACTTTTGATGAATATTTTCCCGATGCGATTGCTGTGGGAGATACCGGAGTTATCGTTCCTTTAAGACAGGGCGGTTCTTACGCGCAGATCACCAGCACTTCTGGTTATTTGGGTATGGGTTTCAATTGCGCTGCAACTGCGGCAACAAATTATTTCGGCATTGATGTCAAATATCTGGATTTGGCCGAGGCAGGCAAAGAGCGGGTTGTGTTCCGTTTTAACGCATCTCATTTTGCCGGAATACGGACATAAGGGAGGTAATATAATATGACGAATCCTATCAATCAGGCACGATTTCCCGAACTTGTACGCAAGGGGTGGGATAAGGTTAAGCAGGAAGCGACGGACGAATACCCGGAACTTCACCAGAAAGAGACATTGAAAGATGCGCTCTATACCGAAAAGAAAATCGACTCCGCGTTTTACGAGGAATACGGAATTAGCGGCATGGGTGACATTCCCCGCTTCTCCGGTGCCCTCACTCAGTTGGATGTCAGTCCCGGTTACGGCTTGAGAATCGAACCGGCTGAATTCGGCGCTTATGTGGAGATCGAGCGTAAGATTTGGCACAACAACCTTTACCCGGTAATGAAGAATTGGGCCACTCAGTTCTTGACCTCGAACCACCGCACCAAAGAGAAGGCGGCTATCAAAGGGTATGCCCGTTTAAATTCGGCGGCTTTCGATTTCATGCCGTGGAATGAGGAAGGTGTGGCTATTGCCTCCACCGCCCATACCACAAAGAATACCAACGTCAGCACGGCGACGGGGTTTAGCAATCTCGGTTCGTCCGCCTTTGACCCGACCGTTGTCGAGGCGACACGTATCATCATGCGCGGATTCCGTGGGTTGAATGGTGAAATTTGCTACACCAATCCCGATGGTTTTATCGGTCCGACGTCCTTGGAAAAGAAGTTTGAAGAAGTCAACGCCACTCCAAAAGGATTGTATTCGGCAGAAGGAACGGTCAACGTCCAGGCTGGAAAGTGGCAGTATAAGACCAGCCAGTATTTTAATGATTACTCGTCCAAGTCATGGATTATGGTTGATTGGATGGCGTTGAAACGGGCGGCCATCTGGATCAGTCGCATGGCGCCGGAAGACGGAGCCGACGTGGACTTCATGACCAAGCGCCTGAAGTTCTCACTGTTCGATTGGTGGGGCTATGGGTTCACGGGATGGCACCCATTTTATTTTCATCAGGTGAGTTAAGTTAACTTTCAGGAGCGGGGCAACTCAAAAGCCCCGCCCTGATTTAATGGGTAAGAGTCCGTCAGGGTCGGGCTGGTACTGCATGCGAGTAAAGACAGGGCAGTATCCCATATAGAAGGAGAATGAAATGACTATTACAAGAGTTCCCCATGGACTTTCAGTTTACGGGATTCCGGTTATTCCGCAGCTTGCGGATCGTCCGCATACGGGTAATGTTTTTTGGGTTGACAGTGTAAATGGATCGACCAATAACGGCGGAGATGGTTCGTATGATGCTCCGTTTACAACCATTGATTATGCTATCGGCCAGTGTACGGCGAATAATGACGATGTTATTTTCGCTAAACAGGGCCATATTGAAACAATTTCAGCAGCAGGTAGCCTTACTTCAGACGTTGCCGGCGTAACGGTTGTCTTCCTCGGTGATGGAGCGAAAAGGGCAACATTAAGTTTTACCGGAACTGCGGCGACAATTGTGGCTAGTGCGGCAAATTGCCAGTTCATCAGGCCACGTTTGCTTACTAGTATTGATGCTGTGGTAAGCGGCATTGTTGTTTCTGGTACTGATTTTAAAATGTATGACGTGGAAGATTACGATGCGGCTGCCAAGGCGTCAACTATCATGGTTCTTACCACTTCAGCCGCGCACCGATTAGTCATTGACGGATACAAGTATTTTGCTTCCACAACCGGGACGCAGAAGACGGACAGAATAAAAACGGTTGGCGCACTTGATGGGGTTGTGTTGCGAAACATTGATATTTCTGGTGATTTCACTGGAGGATACCCGGTAAATCTCGCCAATGCTGCTTGCACCAATATTATCTTGGAAAACATTAATTCCAATAATACCAATTCCGGCCCGGTAGCGGCAATCGGCTTACATGCCAACACAACTGGTTTTGCCAAGAATGTCAAGGCCCGTGTTGCTTCCGGCACCACCTACGTTTCCAGCGTTTCTAAAGTACAGTGGGCTGAAGATTGCGAAGGGTTCAACACCGATGGCTATGGCGGCGAGCCTATTGGTACACCGGTAGCCAGTGGAGTTGAAGGTAAAATTGATGTTATCGACGGATATTTTGACGTTCCGACCGCCGATGCCACAACCGATGCAACAATGCGCGATGTTATCGGTAAGAAAAATGATGCTGCCGTTAACGCGGTTACGACAAACAAAAGCGTTATGGCTTATACTAAGGGTATAATTAATGAAATTACAGTTCCTACGGAGAATGTCGCGGATAATGCCTTTATTAATGATGTCATAGGGAATAAAGCAGATGCTGCGATATATGCACTTGCTACTGATAAATCATTGGCGGCTTATCTCAAGGGGATACTTGCAACAGCTCCAAGAACTGCCCAATCAGCTTCAGCAACGACACTAACCAATGCGGCTACGTTATTCACCATTGCCAATGGTCCTATAGCAATCGAGTATCTTATCTCGATTTGCATCGCAACGGGTGATGGCGGGGCGGCTACATTGCAATACAATTCTGCTCCGACAGTTGGTAGTGCAGCCACGATTTCAGGAGCAACGGGGTCTTTGGCGACTGCGGTTGCTGGTTCGATGGTTGTTTTTATTGGGACAGCTTTGGCGACTGCTCCAACATTCCTGACTACAGGGCATGGAGTGGCTTCAACCGGCACATCGAAGATAGTTGTTAATGAAGGGGTGATTACGTCAGTTGTGGGCGGTTCTGCTTCAACGGCTACATGGAAGCATTACCTGAGATATACGCCTTTGGCAACCGGAGTAACCGTTTCTTAACGTGTAAATAACCCCGATGGGCAGCGGGTAAACTGCCCACAATAAAATCCAAGGAGTAAATATGTCAGAAGAAACTGAGGTAACACAGGAAAATACACCAGTTGAGGTAGTTGAGAAAACACCGGAAGAAATTAAGAAAGAGACGTCCAAGCAGAACAGGATTAATGCTCTCAAAAGGGCAAGGGCGGCCAAAAAAGTAAAACCGGCGCAGGTATTAACGGAAAAGTCGGCGGAAGAAAAAGAAATTTCTACAATGAGCGCAGGGACGGCAATTAAGGTCGAAGATGATAATATCGTCTGGTTTACCGAGGTCGACTTTAACGACAAAGGGAAAGTAGCTTCTGATTACCCGGCCTATTATTTCGATACCAAGGAATTGAAGGAAGAGATAAGGGTGCTTTCCGAGAACATCGAAGACGATGTTTACAAGGGCAGGCAGAAACGGCAGGAAGTGGCCCGGTTGAAGAAAATGGAAGATCGGCTTGACAAGATTGAAAATGGAAGACCGAAACTGGAAGGAAAGACAAAGGACCGTGTCGTTAGAGCAATGCATGAGCTTGGCGAACAGCTTGGTTCGTCCATGTTTTCCTACGACTCCCATTGGAAACAGACCGCAGACCCCCATACCGTAGCAGAGAGAATGGTGGAGCCGTGCATTGAAGTGAGAGATCCCAATGTGGCCTCTTTTGTCAAGCAGCGCGGGTTCAGGATGGTGGGTGGTAAAATCAACCAGAATGACGCCTCTATCATCTTTAAGACAATGTGTAAGCTTATTGGTGAGCCTTCGGACACAGACCGCTTGAGGCCGATCAGACAGCACGGGACGACTATTTAATGAGGTAATTGTAAATGATAGGTTCTGACTTCCAACACAAACTTAATCAGGTTCTTTCGGAGTTTAATTCTACGTGGATTGACTTGAAAACATCATTTGACTATGTTTTTGAGGCCGCAAAAGACTTCGCCAAAGAGTCAAAAACTTGTCATGGAACTCAGACTATCACGACGGTTGCCGGGCAAGCGGCCTATGATGTCAACCCAGACTTTCTTGAGTGCATGACGACCGATGATAGCGGTAACGGCATTATCCAATATTCGGACGGAACTAATTCTAATTGGCTGGGGCAAGAGAGTTATTCCGATTATCTTCAGAACGAAAATTCAGCAGGTACGCCGGATAGTTTTTGCATAACTGATGCTGCTATTAAAACGAGGAAAACCGGGACAGCAACGAGCAACGGCGTCCATGCTGGCGGCGAATCTGTCTTGACGGACACCGCGGCAAGCTTCTTGTCGCTTTACCCGGGGGACGCCATCGTGAATACCACAAAATCTTATTATGGTTTTGTCATTGCCGTTCCGACTACGGCTACGGCAGTGACTACGGCCATGTTTGATCTGAGTGGCAGAGGCGGGGCTTATGCAAGCTGGGCTTCGAGTGATGCCTATATCATTATTCCCGAAGCACGCTATAAGGTATATCTTGACCCCCCTCCCGTGTCAGCGGCGCAGACTGTGACTATTTCTTATTATGCCAAACCATTGCCCGTGTATTCTGATTATGGATTGTACCCATTTGCTACCGGCTATGAAGAGGCTTTAATAAAATATGCGGCATGGCTTTATAAATACCGCGATTCCAAACCTCAGTTGGCGGACCCTTTCTATATGGCTTATGAAAGACAGATGAGAAAGGCTAAGAATGTAAATCGTAAGGCGGTCGGTGCGGCAGGGTTCAGAGTTAATTTTATGAAATAGGTAGGCAATGGCAAACGAAACAAAACAATTTGACTTTCCTTTGAATGGCCGTCTTATCACAAAGCTTGACCCTGC